GTTGGGCGGTGCGTCGGGCAAGTCGAGAAAGGCCAGCATCGGGTCATCGGGCCGGCCCAGCATCACGGGCAAACCGCCCGCCTGGGCATCGCGCATGGCTTCAGCGGCCGTGGCCGCCCGCTGGGGCGGGCCGGCCGGCGCCTTGACACCCAAGGCTTGTCCGATGCGCCGCAGCGCCAGGGCGGGCGGCGGCAAGAGGGACCAGCTGGCGTTGAGCGCACGCACCATGGGCAGGGTGACGTGCTGGTCGATGTAGTCCCACGTCCAGCCGGTGCAGGTGATGAGCACGGTGTAGAGGGCGTCCCAAGGGTCTAGGCCGGGGATGTCGTCCCCGGCCGTGCTTCCCCCGGCGCGCCGCCCTCCTTGGGCCGCAGGCCGCACACGTCGGCGATGACGTTGACCGCTTCCAGCAGCTGCGGGTAGGTGCCGGGCATCTCTTCCAGCTCGGCCACCGGCTTGCCGGTGCCCAGAGACAGCAGCACAAACACCTGGTCGAGCACCGCCTCGTCGACGGCGCCCTGCGCAAATGCACGGCCCACGGCGTTGAAGGTGACGACGATCTTGCGCAGCCGGCCCAGCGGGATGGCCGCCACCAGCAGCGATACATCACCCAGGGTGATGGTTTGATGGGTCATGGCAGCGGCGCTCAGAACAAGCAGATGTAGCCGAGCGAGCCGGTGCTGTCTTCGAAGGCTTCGGCCTCGAAGTCGTACATGGCGAAGTCGTCGTTCTTCAGCGGCACGCTGAGCTTGCCGCTGACACAGCGGTTGAGCTTCATGACCATCGTCTTGCCGTCATACGAGGCTTGCAGCAGCGTGGTGAAGCTGGGCGTGGCGCCCATGATGTCGTTGGTCAGGTTGAACACCTGGCCACCGGTGGTGGCGCTGTATTCGTAGCTGATCAGCGCGGTCTTGGCGGCATCGGCGGTATTGAACAGGTAGACGCCTGCGCCGCTGACGGTGTACTGACCCACCGTCGGGGCGCTGGCCACGCGGGTGGCCTGCACGCCGTTGATCAGCACGCCCAGGTCGGCCACGAAGGTGCCGCTCGACGGCGGCACGATGGTGACCTGGAAGGGTGTGCCGGGGATGGTGGCAGAGAAGTCGAGCACCGCGGCCTTGATGCCCGCGGCCGATGCGCGGCCATAGAACAGGCTGCCCAGCACGCCGCCGTTGATGTCGGCGTTCTTGGCCTTGATCTCGGTCTTGCCCTTGCCTTGGGCGGCCGCCACGGGGTAGCGCTTGTTGCCGTGCAGGGTCTTGATCTCGACGGACAGGTCGACGCTGACGTCTTGCAGCACGGCCAGGATGACCGGCGTGGGGTTGGCGATGACCGCACCGTTGTAGTCGTTGGTGGGGATGGCGATGAGCTTGCCGGCGCCGAAATTGATCATGGGGTGGTCTCCGGTGGAGTGGACTGGTCAGCGGACCAAAGCGGTCAGGTCGCCCACGCGCACGAGCGCCTGGGCCTGGTAGGTGGCGGTGATGCGCCCGAGCGTCTGGTCACCGGTATCGCCGGCGGCCTGGGTGCGGGTGCAGCGCAGGCCGGCACCCAGAGTGGCCAGCTGCGCATCGGCAGCCAGCGCGGCGTGGGCCTGCATGTGCAGGCTGTCGGCGTCGGTCTCCCAGGCATCGCCGCGGACCTGGTGCTCGATCTCGAACTCGAACACCGCATGGTCGGCGCCGCGCCCGCTGGCGTTGAATTGCCCGTCGGAGCGGCGGATGTTGATGGCGGGCACCTCGTCGGCCGCAAAAGCATCGGGGCGGCCCCGGTACACGCGCCCGGCGGCTGCGGTTCCGGCGCCGAGCAGCACGAGGTAGACCCGCGCGAGAAAGGCCTCGGTGACGCTGGCGGACATGGTCGGTCAGCCCCGCGCCAACGGCACTTGAAGCTCGGCGCCGTCGAGCAGCGGAAGGCCGCCCTCGCGCGCCTTCCAGGTGGTGCCAGCGATGACGAACTCGTCCCCGCGCGACACGCCCAGTGGCGCATCGGCCGTCTGCATGCGCACCACCGGGTCGACGGTGAGCTGCATGCCACCCAGCCCGTTGCCGCCTGGCTGATCAAACACCACCTTCAGCACCACCGGCGTGGCGCCGGCATGCGAGAAGGTGGCGTCTTGCCCAAGGCGCTGGTACAGCGCCGGCAGCATGGCGGAGAACATGGCGGACATGGGCGGGGCTGCGCGCTCAGGTCAGGCGACGGCGGTGGACCACAGGAAGCCCAGGTCGTTGGCCGGCAGCACTTCCTTGACGGTGTCGACCAGCTGCACGACTTGCGCGCCGTCGGTGCCGATCTTGTCGTCGAACCAGTCGCGGGCACGCAGGCCGCCGCCGCTTTCGGCGGTGAAGCCGAAGGTGGTGGCCGCCTGGGTGGTGGTGACCGGCTCGGTGTAGATCGCCGCAGCGAACTTGCCCCAGCAGCGCGCATAGCTGGGAGAGGCGCCCTTCTTGGCACCGTTGACCCAACCCTGGCCGACGATGACCTCGCTGACTTCGAGCAGATCGGCCAGCTGCTGGCGGCTGACGACGCCCTGGCTGCTGAGGCCGGCGCCGGTGCCGCGGATGGCTTCGAGGATGCGCGGGTGCTGGCGCAGCACGGTCCACACGGCCTGTCCGAAGATGACCTTGTTGGGCCGCATGATCATGCTGTCGAACGCGGTGAGCATGGCCGACAGCGGGTTGCTGTTGGCGTAGTCGCTCCACTGCGCGGTGCTGGTCAGCGTGGCCTTGTTGGCGGTGGCGAAGTTGGCTGCGTTGAAGACGATGCCGGCCACGCGCTGCTCACGGTCGAGCTGCACCAGGCGGCTGAGGTTGAGGCTGGCCATGCCCATCGGGTCGAACGGCGTGCCTTCGGCGTTGCGCACGTCTTGCAGCGGCACCACGTCCTTGAGGCCGTAGTCGGCGGTGGAGTCGGTGATCTCGGTGCCACCGAACTCGACGATGTTGGCTTCGGACTTGCGGCCGATCTTGGTGTCAGGGACGGTGAAGGCCTCGTCCTTGTTCATCTTGAAATACTTGAACGAGTCGAGGGCGACCGGGATGCGCGGCAGCACCATGTCGGCGATGAGCTGCTGGTTGGCGTAGCTCAGCGCAATGGCGGTGAGCGCGGGGTTCAGCGGGAACGGGGCTTGGGTGGCCATGATGTAGGGGTCCTTTCAGGGGATGACGTTGGTGGTGCCCGGGGGTCAGCCCTGGAACGAACCCGGCTCGACGCTGACGGGGATGATTTCGCCCGCGGCGCCGGCCGATGCCAGCGCGATGCCGATGACGCGGACATTGGCACCGGCCGACGCGGCCGCGGTGATGACTCGGCCCGACGAATCGACCGACAGCAGCGCGCCGCGGGTGATGGCGGCGCCGGCTTCGGCATCGGCGATGCCGTCCATGATCACGTCGACCCGGGCGCCGGCGGTGGCCTGGCCCAGGTTGTCGGCGATGGCGATGTGCGCATCGGCCGCGGCGGCGGACTGGATGACCACGCCGTCGGCGGTGCCGAACTTGACGGCGCGGTAGGGAAGGACGGCCGCCTCGGCGACCAGCGACTTGGTGAGACCGGGGTTAGCCATTGGCTTGCTCCTGCTTGATGATGGCCAGCGCCTGGACGGCGCTGAGGGTGCGGCCAGCGGCGGCGGCCGTGGCTTGCTTCTGTGCGATGGCGTCACGCATGGCGTGCGCTTGCGCGATGGGGGTGACGACCGTCACTGCAGCGGCAGCGGGGGTGTCTTCGGCGGTGGCCGAGGCGGCGGCGCCGACCGGGGCGAGCCGGTCTTCCAGGATGTCGCTGGCGCGGCCCTTGTTGGCGCTGCGCTCGGCCGACAGCACGGCCATCGCGGCTTCGGGGCCGGTGGTCTTGCCGTCGAAGGCCAGCTGCTTGACCAGCGCGGTGTGGCCGGGGTAGTCCTGGGCCATCACAGCCTGGATGCGGGCGCACTCGGCGGTGGCGCCGTGGGTGTGCAGCGCTGCGGCGAATTCGGGGTGGTCGGTGGCCAGCGCTGCTGCGTAGGCGACGGGGCCCAGCGCCAGCGCGGCTTCGGTGAGGATCTTCGACATGGAGAGGGTTTCCTTCGGGTTGCTGTCGTCTTTTGGCGCGGCGACAGGTGCGCTGGCTTCGGTGGTGGGCAGGCCGCCCAACGCAAACTGCGCCGTGCGCCGCTTGGCGAATTCGTTGGGGTTGGTGGACAGGCGCTCGACCATGGCGTCGACGGTGGAGAATCCATCGGCCAGGCCGGCGGCGATGGCCTGGCTGCCGATGAAGACGCGGCCGTCGGCCATGTGGTCGAGCACCTGCGCCGATGTGACGCCGCGCGCTGCTGCGACCGAGTCGACCAGCACGGTGTAGAGGTGGTCCATCTGGCCTTCTTGATAGGCCAGCATTTCGGGCGTGGGCGCCTCGCCGTTGATGGACGAGCGCTTGTATTTGCCGCGCACCAGCTCCATGGTGTTGGGGGTTTGCTGGTCCCAGCTGAGGCGTTGGTACACGCCCAGGCTGCCAACCTGGTCGGTCTGGCCTTCGATGAAGACGGCGTTGGCTTCGCTGCCCACCCAGTAGGCGGCGCTGGCCATGGTTCCTTCGCTGACCGAGACGGTCGGCTTGGCGGCAGCCAGCGCACGCAGCGCGGCGGCCGCGGCCGGGATGCCAAGCACGTTGCCGCCGGGTGAATCCCAGGCGATGACGGCCGACTGGACGCGGCTGTCGGTCTTCATGGAAGCGAAATTCCGCGCCAGCATCTGAGTGGACACGCCACCGCTGATGTCGGTCATCATGTTGGCCTTGGGCGCCATGACGCCGGACACCGGCAGCACGGCCACGCCACCGGGGCGCACTTCGTACTGCTGCTGGGTGTTGGCCAGCGGGCGGCCGAGGCTGGCTTCGACGGCCTGCAAGTCGCTGGTCTCGCCGCGCAGGTGCAGCGCGTAGATGCGTTGCATTTCGGCCAGCGTCTCGGGCAGGACAGCCCAAGGGGCGGTCAGCAGCAGTTCGATCCGCTGCGGTTGGAGACGTGACTGGGAAGGCATGGCACCGATGGTCGGCGCGATGGGTGTCCAGTTTCTACCAAAAACTGGACACCAGAATTACACCGCCGTGCGCTCCAAGGCAATGATCTGCTGAATTCTGGTTTTGCTGACGCAGTAGTCTTTTGCCAACGCGCGGATGGCGATGCCGGCTCGGGCGGCATCACGGATCTGTTCATCACGCTCGGCCAGGGTGTGCCAGGGCTTCGAGGCAAAGTACACACGCTCGCCCACGAACTCGCTGCAGATCAGGCCGGCAAACTCGGCAGCCTGGGCGGGGTCGCAGCCGTTTTCGGCCAGCACGCGGCGGATGGTGGCCAGCGGGCTGTCGTCAATCATTTCGACCATCAGGCGGCCACTCCGCGAACTCGGCGGCTGCGGGGCAAGGCCCACAGCGCCGGCGCCGGCATGCCGGCCGGGATCTCAGCCGGCACCACCACCGCCACGCCAGCAGCCGGGCCATCATTCAGCGCGGGCGGCGCAGGCAGCGGCATGGGCTCGACGGCCGGCAGGCTGAACATGTCGGCGGTGGGCGGGCACAGCGCCAACTCAAGGCGGCGCCACTCGGCATCGGTGTACTGGTGCAGTTTCATGCGGGCGAATCCAAATTCGGCAATGACGGTGCAGTCGAGCACCTCGTTGCGCGTGTTGCTCTTGGGCTTGATCCAGCGCCAGACGATGCCGCGGGCGGTCTTCTGTTCGACCCGCTCTTCGGCGGTGATCTGCGCGAAGAACTCGACCGGCAATTCATGGCTCATGTGCATGAAACCCGGGCCGGGCTGGGCGATGCGCAGCCGGTTGTGGATCAGATCTTTGGCGGTGCCGGTGCCGATCTGCCACAGCTTGACGCCCTCGCGCACGACCTGGCCGTCGAGGTTGACGTCTTGCTTTTTCGGCGTGCCGGCCACGATGGGCTGGTGGTCCAGGCTGCTGCCCTTGGTGGCGTACACGCGCCGGGCTTCGCGCAGCATGGCGTAGCGGTAGACCTGGTGGGTGAAGTGGCCGCCGGTGTCGATGCCGATGATGTCGATCGCCAGGGTCTGCCCGCCTTCGTGCGGGAAGCGGGTGCCGAGGTAGGCGTCGAGCTTGAGCCAGCTTTCCCACTGGCCGGGGTCGCAGTGCAGCACGCGGTAGTCGATGGCCCAGCGCTCGTCGTCGCGGCCGGCCGCCCAGGTCACCACCTCGAAGCGGTTGTCTTGCACGTCGACACCAGCGGCCAGCACCATGCCGCCGCGGGGCACCAGGCGCAGGCGGTAGGTCTCGGCCTTGGCGCGCTCGACCAGCACGTCGGAGTTGGTCTTCGCGCCTTCGAGCTTGAAGCTCTCGCCCTTGGTGGTGTTCACCCAGGTCTTCATGGCCGTGTGGTCGCCGGTGGCCAGCAGCGCATGGGCCTGCAGGAACTCTTCGACGATGCTGGCCCAGGTGGCCTGCGGGCTGTAGGCCGTCCAGATGTGGAAGGCCACGGTGCGCGGCGCCGGGATCTGCAGGCCGGCATGCGTGCGGAAGTTGCACTCGGGGTCGATCCAGATGCCGTTGGCGGTGGTCCAGCGGCCCAGCGTCCAGCGCGCCAGGTAGTCTGCCTGGCCGGAGCCGACGCCACAGTGCGGGCAGATGTGCACCACGCTGGCCGGATCCCCGGCGGTCCACTTGAACCCGTGGCGCACGTTCTTTCCGCCCCACTCCAGCGCGTGCTCTTGGCCGCAGTGGGCGCAGGGCACATGGAAGCGGAACTGCAGCTCGGCCGCGTCGTGCTCTTCGTCGATCAGGCTGAAGCCGGTCAGCTTGGGCGTGCTGCCCTTGATGTGCTTGGGGAACAGCGCGCCTTCGAGGCGCTTCTTGCTCAGCTTGGTGGGCGAGCCCTCTTTTTCGATGTCGCGATCAAAGCCGTCGAGCTCGTCGAGGTAGACCACATCGGTGGTCAGACGCCGGAAGTTCTTGGCGGCCTTGCCGCCACGGATGTGCAGCTTGGACCCGAGGAAGGACTTCTGCTGCAGGGTGTTGGACTTGGACCGGCGCATGAAGTGCGGCAGCACGCGCTGCATCACCTCGACGTCGCGCAGCATGGTGTCGAGCTCGGTCTTCACCCAGTCGTCGGCGTCGTCGTCGGTGGGCTGGTAGACGACCTGGTTGCGGCGCTTGTGCTCGGCAAAGAAGCCGACGCAGGCCAGCAGCATCTTGGTGTAGCCGACCCGGGCCGACTTCTTCAGCGCCACGCTCTCGATGTCGTCGTGGCCCATGCAATCGAGGATGGCGCGCTGGAAGGGCCAGGTCTCCCAGCGCTGTTCGACATAGCTGCTCTCGGCCGACAGGTAGAAGTGGCGGTTGGCCCACTCGCTGGCGCGCATGGGCGCCGGCGCGGCCATGGCCTGCAGGCCGCTGCGCACGGCGGCATCTATCTCGGCCCGCAGCTCGGGCGATGCGGCCAGCAGCGCCTGCAGCTCGTCGATCATCGGTCGGCGGCCTCGTCTTCGTCGACCAGCTGGTCGAGCGAGATCCCCGCGGCCAAGTTGCGGGCCTTGGCAATCTCAGCGTCGACCAGGCGCAGCTGGTCGGCGGTGACGTCCGGCCAGCGCAGGCGGATGGCCGGGCCGATGCCGTCGAGCGTGCCCGCCACCTGGCGGCCGACCTTGGCCAGCACCTCGCTGAGCGCGGACACCGGCGCGAACTCCTTGCGCTTGATGGCGTTGCGCATGGCGATTTCGATACGGCGCTCGTTGTCCAGCGCCGCGCGGTTCTCGGCCAGCGTGCCGGCCCGGCCGGCGGCCTGCTCGCGCAGCTGCTCGCAGTACGCGCGCAGCCAGCTGGCGCCGGTGACGTTGGGCCGCAGCACACCGCGCCGCTGCAGGTCGCTCACAGCGGGCTGGCCAATGCCCACCAGATCGGCGAACTCGCCCTGGGTCAGGATGCGGTCAAGCAAGTATCACCCCCCATAGTGACCCTGTGACTAGAGCGCGCGCAGGGTCCGAATTACC